AGGGTATTGCGTGGTAATCACAACGAGACTTCTTATTTGGCTGTGATGTTTGCAATAGCAGAGCGTTACAAAAATAATACTAGAGTGACTGTGGAACAAACCGCTGCTGATTTCTTCGTGCATGAGTTTGGAAGTGTCATGATTGCCGCGCACCACGGAGACAAAGCAAAAGCAGATAGGCTTGTGTTGCATATGGCTGATGCTTGGCCTGAGATATGGGGCAGAACTAAACATAGATTTTATTTTACTGGACACCTACACCACACAATGATGCGTGAGATAGGTGGCGTACTTGTTGAGCAACTCAGAGCTGTAACAGGTAAAGACTCCTATGCTTCTAGCCATGCTTACAGCAGTAGATCACAGATGCAGGGGATTACATATCATAAACAAGAGGGTGAAGTTAGTCGTATAAAGGTTTGTTTATAATGTGGATTATGGCTATGGTGTATTGCGCTACGTTTGCTACTGGTGAGATGTGTCGTGCTTGGGTTCCACCTGTAGCTGAAGCAAGCAGAGAGAAATGTGAAGTTAACATTAAGACTGCTGTGTATTCTATGGCTAATGCTATTGAAAAAAAAGATGGTGATTTATTTTTTATAGATTGCCAGTGTATTAAGGTAAGAGAAGAATTTAAATATCAATAGAATTTTTTCTTATTCTTTCCAGTTCATCATTAAGTATAAGAACTAGGTTAACTAAGTCACCTACTTCTCGACCTAACTTAACTAAAAACTTGTCGCTTGTTATTACTCTGTCGTATGGAAAGCCATTGTTAGCTACGTTGGCTTTATCCATTCGTCTTAAAAATTTTTCTATTGTAAGGTCAGTCATTGTTTTATCTTATACCCTGAGTATGGATAGAAATCTCTTATGATTCTTTTAACTCTTTCAACTTTATTATCTCTAATTAATTTCTGAATAATATTTCTAGCGTGATCAGGTTTAGATAAGTTCATTTTTTCTGCTAATTGTAAAGCATTTATTATACCAGTATTTTTTATTATCTGATACGCTTGTGCTTTCTGATTGTTTAATTTGTCTGTTGCTTGATAGACTTTAAACTCCGGTAACCTACCTACCTGACCCATAGCAATAGCTGACTCTTTAAGTAACTTGCCATAGAGTATTTCTTGCTCAACTGATATTTTACGCATTGTGTTTTTCCTCTGATTTTATTATCACAAGTTCTTCTTCGTCTATTAATTTTTCTTCTAATAAAATTAGTAAAGCTAGCAATTCATCTCCTCTGTTTCTAACTCCTGTTCTATTTTTCTCAAGAGCATCTAGCTGTATAATACTAGCTACTCTTTTAAGTCTATCAATTACTTGTTGTGCGGTAGTCATTTGTATTCCTCCAATACGGAGCGGCTTGCCCTTTGGGTGGGCCACCGCTCCTGTTATGTGGGTACTTAAGTACGTACTTAAAAACCCACGACAATTAAAAAAGAGTGCGCTTATAACAATCCTAGATATGGTACAACGCATTTTATATAATACGTAGATTATGACGCACTCTTCTAGGCTAATATAGTACCGTTAAAAGCCTATATTAAAATGGTATGTCGTCACCTAATTGTTCGTCTAAAGATTGGTTAACATTAGGTGTGTCGCTGTATTTCTCTGATACTTTCATAGAAATATAAGCGCTGCCATCTTTGTCTCGCTTCCAACCTGCTATCTGCATATCTTTGTTTGTAGCGTAGTCATCAAGAGAGCCACTGTAACTAGGTGCTTTCTCATTGTCGCTATCATTCTCAAACATTACACCTAGCTTTTGATAAGCTTTAATAATTCTTTTGCCTGACTTAGTTGTGTCAGTAACTAGAATTATATCTCTGTCATTACCTTCAAGGTTTAGTTTACCTTGCAGTATTAACTTCATGTTATCAAAAGGTTTGAAGGCTGCACCTGTGTTGGTGTTATCATAGTCACTCATAGTCTCTCCTTAGAATTGATCTGTTGAAATTGTTTTTTTATTTTTATTATCTGTAGCAACTGCTGCATTACCATCATCATCTTCTGGTGCTACACCTGCCATACCTAGTAAACCATAGCGTCGAGCGTAGGTAGTAGCTGAACCATACCCTTGCATATCTTGCTTACCTAATCTTAGGTAAACTCTAGATACAAATGCAGCACCATTTTCGTGCAGTAGTATTGTTTCTACATAATCACCTAACTCATTTGCTCCATTGGGTTGCGTAACTGAAAACCCATTATTTAAAAACGCTGGCATTACTGCTTCTACAACAGACTTTAAATCTGCGTATTTACTTCTAAAGTGTGGGTTAGTAGCTTTCTTTAACACTTTAGCCATTTGTTTTTGTGCTTGAATTAAAGCTTTTCTTGCTTGTATATTAGTATCGCTCATGATGTTTCCTCCTTTACATGAACTGTTAATGCGCCACGTTTGTTGCGCCTGATTGTTAGTCGGTCGCAGTATACTTCCCTTTCGTTATGACCAACCATTTGTTTTAAACTTTTCTTAGCATTGTCAAACATCTTTGCGCTATCTTGATGCTCGATGTAGTCGTGTGCTACAGACATGAACTCGTTGTCTAAGTTAGCGTCACGTTTTACCATGTTGTCTACTGGTATGCTATCGTGTTTTAATATTACATCTGTTGTATGCGGTGGCTCTGTATCGCTTTGTACATAACTCCAAAACTCTTTCATAACTTCAAGCAATTTTGCTATGTACTTACCATCATGTGAAATATACACACACTCCCACTTACTATTGCCAAAGAATACAGACAGGTAACAACCACTAGCACTTTTAAGATACATATATAACTGCACTTGCGGCATGTAATATGAGATAACCTTTTCCATATTATTAAATGCATTAGTATGTTTGCATTCTATAATGTCATTGCTACCTACAAGACCATCTAGTGTACCTTTAATTGGTGGCATAGTATTTGTACCACCCATAAGTATTTCATACTGATTGCTTGTAACATTTTTTTGATACTCTTGCTCGAACCAACTAATGTTAAAGTCCTCGGTAAGTATACCCATTTGTACTGCTAAGTTTTTACTAAGATCAGGTGACTCTACTCTACCTGTCTTGATTTCCCAAAGTTCTATCCAATCGCCATTCATAATTTTTACAGCGTCAGATCCTCCAATGAATCCTTTTCTCTCCATTACTTCCTCCATTTTGTACTAAGATCATACTATATTTTCCAACTGACCTCAAGGTTTTTTTACTACACGTTGGAATGTAGACATTACATCTGCTGATATTCTTCTGCGTTCTTCTACGCTAAGTTTGGGCTTCTCTTCTACTGGCTTCTGAGGTGGTGCTTTTGTTCTTGGCCTGTGTTGTATTATTAATTCTCTAATCATGCCCTCGTTGGGCGTTATACGTGGACTCTCGCGTACATGAGCAGCCATTGCGTCTGTGATTTCCTGCTTGCTGTACACTTGTAGTGTGTCAGCCCACGAAATCATGTAAGCTTTATTAACTGCTGGCTCTAATTTAGGTGCATAGAATTTAGCACGCAGTGCAGCTACTTGTATTACAATCCACTCTCTGTGTTTTTTGATGTCTTCCATTGGTACTCCTTGTATGGTGACATGGTGTCACTTTAACCATTAACTATATTATAATAATCTATACTTGGTTCGGGTGACATGGTGTCACTATATGTAAACTTATAGACATTAGGTTTGTTCCAACCTGCTCTCTTAACAAGCAGCAGGTTATCTTTCTCAAGGTCTTTTATTATCCGCATGATCTGACGTTCTGATATACCAGTATCGGCAGATAATGTTTCAATACTAGGCCAACATATACATTCTTTGTTGGCATACCTAGCTAGTGCAAGAAGAATTAGTTTGCCACTAGGATTTCTTACTTGCTTTGTCCATATACTTTCAGCTAATCTAGTGGTGAACATATTTCCTCCCTGTTTATGTTCATAAGTGTCCTAGCTAGGTTCCTCCATTCCTAGTTAGGATGCTAACTTATAGAATGTTATTAATTTATTTTTATCTGGTGAAAGATAATCAGTATATTTTTCTATGTTCATTCCTTCTTCTTTTAAATCATAAATTCTAGCTGCTAATCTAAAACATCCATAATTGTACAACGCATCTAATGGTGATATTGACTCGCCATTTTCAAGATGCTTGCGTATTTTTTTAGTTTGTGATTGTGTCATTGCTGTTCTCCATTAGTTGTTTGAATTGATCACCACTCATGATGACTAGGGTTTGAGGAGTACCTGTTCTCCTCTTATAAAAGGCAATGTCTCTGCCTTCTAATACTTTGAAAGGGCTAGGGAAATTAGACTTATCTCTGTACTTTACTTCACCCACCAGCTTTCGTCCGTTGACTTCGAGGTGGATGTCACCTGAGTATTCTCCTCCGAGCGCACCACTGAGCGGTACTCTTTTGGCTTGGATGCCAATTTCTTTGAGCCATTTGACGAACCAGTTTTCGTGGTAAGTTCCTTTGAGTTTATTTTTGTTTGCCATGTATCCCTCTGATAGCAATCTAAGCATATAATGTAATGCCTGACAGGTTCTATGTTAGCTAGTATAGCTACAAATAAATCGGAATCAACACCACACGCTTCACAAGTGGCGGATTCTTGCCTAAGTTTTTTTGAAGTTGATCTGGATCTCGCAGCCAAGCGCATCTAACCAACACGTAAACAAGAACCCTGATGGTACTCGTTTGTGTTGTTCCCATTTATGTATAAGTGATGAAGCACACCCAATCCTATCTGCTAGTTCCTCCTGTGATATACCAAGTGTGCTTCGATGATCAACCATCTGCTCGATAAGTTTTTCATACGACCCTGTAACATAAGTCTCGTCTTTATAATTCGGGAACGTTTTTATCTTTGATCTCACTTGCTAATGCTAGGTATCCTATAGCATCTACGATTGAGTCTTCTTTGTACCCACCGCTTGATATCCTAGCTAGTTTCATTTGTGCTAACATAATAGGTACTTGCCACGTTTGTACAGTATGATCAAGTACTTCCGACCAAGCTCTTGCAATCATTAACATATTAATATGCGGATCACCGTACTGATTGTTTCTATCTTGACTAATTAATTGATTGGCTTCGTGCAACACTTTGTCTCTGCGTGTCATAAAGATTGGTTCTGGATTCATACTGGGTGTCCTTCTATTTCATTTGAATTATGACGTTCCCACTTTTCATGACACATTGCAAGGAAAGTTTTCTCGTCATAATAATTAGGATCAACTTGATATTGATAAAAGCCTTTGACTTGCTCATCTATATTAGTAATCCATACAGTAGGTACTACGTTTTGTAGGTAATGATCTAATATTTCTGTTGGTATTGCTGTAATAATCTTAGGCATTTGTTAATGTCCTCCATATGTCAGAGCGCATAGCTTTTGCTACTGCATCTGATCGTTGACGTTGAGCATTCTCAGGTACTGCACAGTCACCAGTATGTGTAGCCCATTGAGTCATAGTATTGTAAGCTGCCCATGCATTGTGACCTAAATGATTTACCTGATCATGATGTATACTAAGTAAGTTTTCTAGCTGCCGTTTATTAAACTCATTATGCTTTCTGTATCTGCGTGATGTCCTAGTTAAAGTTTCTTTAAAGAAATTTTCTACTGCATCCCAAGTCATCGGCTGTTTGGTGTATGCAGTCCACATATTTTTATCATTAAAGAATTGTCTAACTCCTTGGCGCATTAAATCTGCACTTAAGTCTAGTCCTAATGAACCATTCTTAGTATGCTTAGTACGCTGGTGACTAATAGTATTAGGCGTTGTACATCCATTCATACACCACAATCTAAATGCTTTTGCTTGCTGTGATAAAGCCCAGCTAGCATCGTAACTATTGTATGTTTGAATTTGAAATCTAATGTCATCACCTACTACTGGTTGAACTATTAAGTCAGGGAATATAATATCTATCTTTAGCTTTCTACCATTGTCATAGTCAGTAATTTTAAAGTTATAATCATTAGTGATGTCTGCTTTTTTAACTGCATCATAGGTAGAATTTACTACATCATCATGTGATATAACATGATAGCCATTACCATGAACAGCTAGTATTTGATCTGTTCTGTCATTCATTAAAGCTCTATGACTATCTATTTTAGAACCTGATTCGGTAAATATTGTTTGCCAACTCGTATCGAAATTCCATGAGTTAACGTTTTTGCACTTGGTGTCTGGCCCCTGTGCTGGGAGCGATGTGTCTAATGCCATGATTGTCCTCCATTGGCTAATGATTTAAGGATACCCAGCGGTTGCTGGATACCCTGTTGGTTATTATTGTGCGATAACACCTTTGATGAGTGCATCTGCCATGCTTTTAAGGTCTGCAACGTTTGTCTTGCCACCGAAGTGCCTAGATGTAGCAGTCTTTTTATCTTGTGGGTTGGATTTTGGTGCAACCCATTCTGTACCTGCTATAGATTTGAAGACTTTCAAATCTGAATTGTGTTGGTACAACATCTCTTGAGCGTTAGCTAGCGCGTACATGTAGGCTTGCTCTTTACGATCAATGCGTATGTCGTCTACACCTTTGGTGTCACCTGCATTGTCAGCTTCTTGCTCTTCAATGGCTGAGTTCATCTCTGCTGACTTGTCAGCTAGATTAACTCGAGCCTTCTTTTGAAGGTAATGAGTTGAGTTGCATTGAGACCATGCGTAGTTCTGTCTACTGTATGGGTCTTCTATCATCTCCATGAGAGATGATTTTATTTTTACTAAATCGTCTACATAGCTATTAGTTTCTTTTTTATTAGTCATGATTTTCTTCCTTTGTTAAAATTTACTATACATAATCTAGCAGTCTTATTGCTAATTATACCTATCGAACACCCAAGAGGTAATCTCGCTGTCAGGCACACGTAGTGCCAGCTTGCTGGGACATCGACTGTGTTACGTCAGCTCGTCTGACGTTACGCATAAGATGGATGCTTGAGGTGGCCGATACTACAAAGGAGCGGAGAGACAAGATCCGCACAGCTTGATTACCTTTTGGGTATCCATTTATGGATAGAATTACTTTAGCAATAAGATTGTTAGTTATATATTTCCAAGTTACATACTGTGTATCTTTCCTGTGGAAGTCGGAGCGATGGAGTGTCTCGGAGACGGCACTCCGTGAGTCGGAGCGAGCAGGAACGCTGGGTTGTGATGAGTCATGAAGAGCTGTGAGCAGGTAGATGGTGTGCTTGCACATCAGCCCTGTGAAGGAGGTCGCGTGACTTATTGCAAGGCAGTGGAGGATGGGAATCCGCATAGCTTGATTAGACTGGCTGACATTGTGCGTTGACAAGTAGGTTATTGACTGGCTAATTATGGGGGGATTACAGGGGGGCAATCAATAGGAGATTACATGAAGTTAACAGATAAGCAGAGAGCATTGGTTGATACTATCGTAGCAACAGGATGTAGCATTACACACGGAGCAAAGGTAGCTGGATATGCAAAGGGAGATAGTGGCAGAGTGACTGCTAGCAAGGCGTTAAAGCTTGCACACGTACAGCAGTATATGATGACGAGGATACAGGAGACGATTGGTTTGAATGCTACGAAAGCGGTACAGCAGGTGGCAAAGCTAGCGACAGGTGCTAAGAGTGAGTATGTACAGCTAGAAGCTAGTAAAGATATATTGGATAGGGCAGGTTATAAGCCTATTGATAGAGCGCAAGTGCAAGTAGCTGGCGATATACGCGTCCAGATAGATTTAGGTTAGTATAGTGGAGGGGGGTCAAAAACTCGTTCACTGTGTTTCACTGTGGTCTACAACAAACATTTTTCTTGAAAAAGGCTCGATGTCTGCTACAAGGAAACCACAAGCAGGAGTTTGTGATGGAATATTTACCATATGAACAACAGCCAGCGGTTACTTGGGAAGACCGTGCAGCTGAACGTATTATGCAGTTAGAGGGTTTAAACTATTCGTTTAAGGCTATTCACCAGCGTGAGGATTATAGTCTAAGGCCTAGCGGCAGGGTAACTGTTTCTTATCCAGAAGAAAATGGTACATACACAAAGGATTATGGTGATAATAGCGCAATGCCAAATGAGTATAGCACAGAGTTAGATGCTGAGATGACCTTAAAGAATCAGCTTATTCCAGAGTATATTGAAAGAAGTAGAGAAATATTTCCTGAGTATGATAGTTACTCTGAGAACCTTAGAATAGAAATTTTACAATCTGTATATCGTGGTTGGAAAAATCCTGAGACTACTAAGTTAATAAATAAAAAGGATTGGTTCTTAGCTTCTATAGAATTTTTAGACAGCGACGAGTACAGAGATGCTATTGCCCCTAACTCAACCACAAAAGGTGTTGCCCGAAGAATGGAAGCTCTTGCAGATGCTCTTCAAAAAGAAGGAGAAATGTAATGGGATTTCCTTTAGAATTAATTACTATGCTAGGCTCTACAGTCTTAGGCGGTGTTATGTCTATCTGGGGTCAAGCTTTAAAGGCAAGAATAGAAAACAATAAGATGCTGTTGCAAAGAGCGGAGTTCCGCGCTGGTGCAGTTAATACAGCTAGAGAGTATGGTAGTAAAGATAAGCATTTTGCTTGGACTCGTCGACTCATTGCCCTTGGTGCTGTGGGTGCTATCATTGTATTGCCAAAGGTAGCTGCAATATTTTATCCAGAAGTAGGTGTTGTTGTTGGTTACACAGAGGTAGAGGGTGGTATTCTTTCTTGGCTTCTTGGTGGTCATGAAGCAGTAGTTTGGAAAGAAGCCGCAGGGTTTGTTATTACACCCCTAGACACACACATAGTTAGTGCTATTGTCGGGCTATATTTTGGAGCAGGATTTACAAAATGAAAACACCAGCATGGACTAGAAAAGCAGGTAAGAACCCTAAAGGCGGCCTTAATGCCAAAGGTAGAGCTAGTTATAAAAAAGGTACACTTAAAGCGCCAGTTAAAAGCGGTGATAACCCTAGACGCGCTTCATTCTTAGCTCGAATGGGTGGTATGCGAGGGCCAGAAAAAGATTCAAAAGGAAAGCCAACACGTTTACTTCTTAGCCTTAGAGCGTGGGGTGCGTCTTCTAAAGCAGATGCAAAAAGTAAGGCAGCAGCAATTAGTAAAAGGAATAAGAAAAATGCCTAATGTTAAAGGAAAGAAGTTTGCATACACACCTAAAGGTATCGCAGCCGCTAAGAAAGCAGCAATGACACCAAAGAAAAAACCAGCAAAGAAGAAGAAGTAATGGCTAAAGGTTTATACGCAAACATAAATGCTAGAAAGAAAAAAGGTATTAGTAGGCCAAAGTCTAAGAGTACCATTACTGACAAAGCATATAAAAATATGAAAGCTGGGTTTCCTAAAAAGAAAAAGAAATGAGCTTTATAACTACACTATCACCACAAGAGTTGGATGTTTTAAGAACAGTTGTTAAGACTGTAAACTTTAAACACTACCCAAAAGATTTCTGCACTAACTATGAAGCAGATAAACTTATTGACTCTCTAGCCCCTGCCACTGTCGAGAAGATGATACGCGTTGGTGTTGACTCTGGAATAGTTAACAAGTGATAGACTTTAAATACAAACCTGACGGAGATACCTTAAAAGAATTTATGAAGGACAATACGTTCTTTCGTGGTATTCGTGGGCCAGTAGGCTCTGGTAAATCCGTTGGGTGTTGTGTTGAAGTGTTTCGCAGGGCATTAATGCAGAAAAAAAATGAGCAAGGTATTAGGCGCAGCCGATGGGCTATTATTCGTAATACCAACCCACAGTTAAAAACTACAACAATTAAGACTTGGTTAGATTGGTTTCCCGAAAATGAGTGGGGAAAATTTACTTGGTCAGTTCCGTACACACACCACATTAAAAAGGGCGATATAGACTTAGAAGTTCTATTCTTAGCCCTTGACCGCCCCGAAGATGTTAAGAAGTTACTGTCCCTCGAGCTTACTGGCATCTGGGTAAATGAAGCTAGAGAAATTCCTAAGAGCATCATGGACGCTTGTTCAATGCGCGTAGGGCGGTTTCCTTCTATGCGTGAGGGTGGGCCAAGTTGGACTGGATTTATAGCAGATACTAACGCACCAGAAGAAGATCATTGGTGGCCTATTATGTCAGGCGAAGTTCCTATTCCAGATCATATACCTAGAGAACAAGCTAAGATGCTTGTTACTCCTAGTAACTGGAAATTCTTTACACAACCCTCTGCTATGACAGAAGTTAAAACTAAAGAGGGTGAGATAGAACGTTACGAACCAAATAAAACTGCGGAAAATCGTAACAATATGATGGACTCTTACTACCCTAATCTAATACAGGGTAAAACAAAGAGTTGGATTGATGTCTATGTTATGAATAGACTAGGCACAATTAAAGACGGAAAGCCTATATATCCTATGTTTGTTACAGAAACACACATTGCCAAAGAAGAAATACCAGTAGCAGCAGGTAATCCTTTGTATGTTGGGCTTGATTTTGGATTAACACCAGCCGCAGTTATAGGTCAGAAAGTAAGGGGGAGATGGTTTGTACAAGCAGAGATTGTTGCATTTGATATGGGGATTGTTAGGTTTGCTGAAGTTCTTCGTGAAGAGATTGCCACTCGGTTTTCTGAGACTTCTGAGGTTCATATATTTGGCGATCCTGCTGGTGATTTCCGCGCGCAAACCGACGAGTCTACCCCTTTCCATGTCCTTAGAGGTGCTGGTCTTAGAGCATATCCCGCTCCGTCTAATTCCGTTGACCTTAGACTTGAGTCGGTTAATTCGCAACTTAACAAAATGTCTGAAGGTAAACCTGCGTTTTTGGTAGATAGACGTTGTGTCCAGTTAATTAAAGGGTTTGAGGGTGGGTATCAGTACAGAAGAATGGAAGTATCTGGAGAAAGATACGCTGATAAACCAGATAAAAATATGTACTCTCATATACATGACGCTTTACAATATATGCTTCTTGGTGCAGGAGAAGGAAGAGCATTAATGAACAACCAAGTAGCTGCTAAACCTTCTATGGCTAAAACTAATTTTGATGTCTTTGCTCAACGTCGCGCTCCAAGACGTAGACAAGGATTATGGTCGCGTATGTAATTGTGCGTTGAATTATTATTTATTATGTGCTTATCGAGCATAAACAACAAAGAGGTATATTATGTGTTTAGGTGGTTCTAGTAGTCCCAAAAATCCTGGGACTTATTCTCAATGGCTAAAAAGAAAACAAAATGTTGGCCCAGAAGCTAACCCTTATGTAGAAAGTGCTTCATCAAGAGCTGAATATAACGCTGAATTGCAAGCTTGGAATGATTCTCAACCAGCACAGCCTGAGAAAGAAGCAGTAAAAGAAGCAGAAAAAGTAGAAGCAGAAAAAACTGCTGAATTAAAAAAGAAAATGACTGAAGATAAAATTGATGAAACTACGCCAGTAGTATCTACTATGGAAAAAGATGCACCTGCTAAAAAAAGACAAGAAGAAACAAAGGTAAATATTGAAGCCCCAGAGCCAGATTCTGCAGCAGAAATAATGAAAACAGAAACAATGGAGGATGCTCCAGAAAGTTCTTTAATAAAAAAACGTAAACAAAAACAAATGGATTTAATTTCTGGCCTTTCTAGAAAAAGAAGTAAAAAAAGAGGTAGGCGCTCTTTAATTACTGGCACTTCTGGTGGTGGAATTGGGTATTACAGTAGATACTTTACATAGGATAAATTATGATACAAGATCCAACGGCAAGAAAATATCTTGAGCAATATGAAAGAGCCAAGATAAAAAGAGAAAATTTCGTACCATTGTTTGAAGAGTGTTATGAATATGCGTTACCTCAACGAGAATCTTTTTATAGTGAAACAATAGGTCAACGCAGAGATGATAAAATATTTGATGAGACTGCTGTTGTAGGTGTGCAAGAGTTTGCATCGCGTTTGCAATCAGGTCTTGTTCCTAACTTTGCTAGATGGGCTGATCTTACTTCTGGTTCTGAAGTTC